TACCTTTAAAAAAGGTTTTACTTTTACTAATCCCAATGCCACCACCACTTGTGGGTGTGGACAAAGTTGGGGCTGAGGCGTGGAGATGGAACTTTTAGCTATTGTTGGTAGTGTTTGTGGCGTTCTTTTTGGTGCCATAAGTACCTATATCGGAATAAATAGATATAATAATAATAAACTAAAGCAGTTAATTGATAACGAGATCGACTTACGACTAGCAGAGTCTAGCGTCAAGCTAGGAACTTTGGAGTTGAGGCTAGATTACGTAGAGAATAATGCTGTACGTAAGGAAGACATGGCTGAAGTCAGATCTGATCTTAAAGCTGTCATGCAAAGACTTGATGACTTACGAGATCTTATACTTAATGTTAAATCTACTTAACAGCAATGCCTGAAACTTCATCTCCACGCCGCGGTAGTAGAAAGCTAAAAGCCGCTTGGACCATTACAGCTCTCACTACTACCATGCTTATCATCAGCACTCTCAGCACTGCCATAGGCGGAGCCTTGGACTGGGGATTTGAATGGAAACTTGTTGGAGAAGGAACCTGGATGGGGATTGTTACCCTCATATGGTCCGCTTATTTTGCTAGCAATGTTGTTGAAAAACATTCATCTTTTGTACAAGATGCTGAATACAATGAGAAACTAGAAACACCCACATGGGAGGAATAGCAGTATGCCACTTAGCTCTACCGAATATCAAGCCTTATTAAGCCGCGTAGCGGCTCTCGAGACAGCCTACAATAATGTCATCACAGCTTTAAGTAAACTTGTAAGTATTGATCAAGTTACCCAGTTAAGTCTGTTACGGCAAACGGAGGTCTCAGAACATGCTGTACGTCTAACCGGAGTCGAGAATCGTCTTGTAACTCTTGAAAATTATCATCGCACTTGATTTTAGTACTCCACATCCAAGCTAGCCTATTGGGATTAACAAACCAATAGTCATCAATCAAATGGGTACCCCCAGCGCGGCATAAGAAAACAGCACCCCACTCGTTAGTGTTGGGTACATCACGCTTTCCTTGGGTTTGGTTTACCCATAGCTTGTGCCAGGCTCCTGCGGGGAGCCACCAGTTGGTGGCCGGCCTTGGCCCCAGCTCTAGCCAATCTAGATCAATACATATTGAATCTATTAGCTTTAAGTTAATCTTCACTAGCCCCAGGGAGTCCCTCTCACATCCATAGGGGATGTAGTAGGGTGCCCAGCCTGTCTCCTTGACTTGGTCAAGGGTGGATGGAGTTATACCATCCAAACAGGCCGGGTTCCATTCCTTTTGAGAAGCATGACTCGACAAGATACGATCTAATACAGTTCCTGTCTGAGAGTACACCGCCTCGGGCTTGTGGTTCTGTATAACAACAGAGTGAAGCACAGGCTTGCTACATGGGGCGGTAGCTAAGTTTTAGGGTCATGTCTTCGGGGGGAACTTCTGCAGAAAAAGCAGTCTGAATTCCACTATCAACACTCACCCTTACGCCTACACAATTCGACTGGGTAAACATTATCTCAGCAATTTTATATGCCTTAGCTTCAAGGTTGAGGCGTTGAGACTGATTTGCTGAAAGCAAAGACTTCCACTCCAAAGAGCTGGTGAGGGGATCACAAGACGTAAACTGCCATGTCATAACACGACGCATCCGCATTGTATTAAGAACAAATTTGGCGAACTGCTCCTCGCTTTCAAAACCCACCTTCAAGGCTGGAAGCTTATCGTCTTTTAAAGTGACCTCTTTAATTCCTTCTTGAGGGAATCGATCATTAACGATATCTTGTTGTGTTTGGGGCTCCAAGCCCCGTGGTTGTGTTGACTTAAAAATTGCCATGTATATACCTCAAATCATCGGCGATAACTGACTTACTAATACCAGTTAATCTAGCGATGTCACGGATTCCACGTTCTTCAATGACCGATTGCCATAAAAGATATTTGGTCCAATTATTCATGTTGGATAAATCAATCATATCTTCTATACAAACCTGTGTCAAATAATTAGAATGTATTGGATTATTAGAAACAAGCTCTGAACAGTACATATAATCTGTACAGCTAGTAGCTTGGCGGCTAAGGTGCCTACAAATATAATCGTATAGCTGAGATTTATTTCCTCGATACGATTGAATTAGATCCCACGCTATCATAACAGCGTAGGCAAAAGCGTCTTCTCTAGAATGTATACTAAGATTTTTTACGATTTCGTTTAGTTCTTCTTTTAGACTTAGGTTGTGGTTCCCCGACTTCTCGATGAGGGCCTGATCTAGTTTTTGCTCTATCCGGGTTTTCTCCCAAATATCGTTCGGGTAGGGGCCAGTGTTTTTTCGATGGTAGTTTGGCTTTCTCAACGATAATCTCCACTCGGGGGTTTTTTTTGTCATAGAACTTCTTCATTCGTTGATCACAAATAAGAGTATCATCATCATAAACAACTCCTGCCAAGGCATCACAGGTTGTTTTCGGCAGATTGGGTAAGTCTTTGGTTCTTTTTGAACCTAAATAGTAATTAATTATTATCTTAATTGGTCCACTTATTGGACTGGTTAACCCTAACTCAATCATGCGCTTTGATGCAGTTTCTCTTAATTCTTTTTCATAGTTCACAATACGTGGAGGGATGTATACTCTGCCTTTAAAAAAATAGTGAGCATTAGATTTAGTTAAGGGTTCTCCCTTATGAACAAGCCTGATTTTCATATTGTGTGAGGAAATCCTACATGATCAGCCAGACCAACGGCTGCAATAGCCTCATCAGGAAAAAAGTATGTATCATATTCAGAAAGCCAATACTTTTTTAGTTTCTTTAGTTTAGATTGCTTGGGGCCTTTAAGAGAGCATCTGTCTAACATCAGTTCAAGAAATCTCCCCTGCATTTTTTCAGTTGCATTAAGACGATTACGCATTGCTGACATACGGCCAACATCTCCATAAGATAATTGATGTGTCATCACAACTGCATTAGGAGCAAGGAATCTCCGCCCAGGGGTGCCAGCATACATAAGGAAAGCTGCAGCACTCATGATCTCTCCCACCCCTATGATGGTGATGGGACATGTGGCTGAGGTGAGAGCATCCCATATACTAAATGCATCGGTAACGCTACCTCCTCCTGAGCTTAGGTAAACCATAACTTCTTCGGTGGGAGACTCTAGCTGATACTGACTTAAAGCTGCCCAGGTGGCGTAGGATGCCTCCGGGCCAATTTCACCAAATAGGCGCAAGGTTCTTTGTTCTGTGGGAGGTCCCATCCTTGCTAGATCAAGTAACATGGCTGATGCGGGAGCAGCCCCATTTCCAGAATCTAATTCAGAAGTAACTTCTTGTTCCATTAGGTCTCCTTCTTTTTAAGAGAGTTTCTACTTTTTAATTTTCTTTGTTGTTTTGAGAAGGAGCGGGACTTGGTTCCAAAGCCTCTAGATTCCAACTTCCGATAATTTTTCTTGTCTTCTGATCGGACCTTTTCCACAACATGTGAAGTCTTAGAGTATTTTTCCTTAGCGTTTTCCATAAGAGTATGGATGCCATTGCATAGATAATCTTCTGTGATGACTTCCCAGAAAGGGATTTCAAGAAATAAATAGCCTGCGTTTTCAAGAGCTGATTGTTTTTCAATGTCTCGATGGATTTGTTTAATATATTCAGCTTTAGCATCCCTTCCACCAAAAGCAACAGGCTTATAGTGTTGTTCGCCATGTACTTCTATGACCAATCCCAAATCTTTGATAAACCAATCAATTCTTTTTCTATTATCTGGGAAATCTAAAACCAAATCACTAACTCGAACCTCTTCTTTGATACGCATATGGGAAAAATAAGATGAACTTTTTAATATAGTTCCAACTAATTTATGTCGTTTACTCGAACTCATACACTTTTAAAGTGTCCATACATAAAGCTGTTGTATTTACCTAATACAATAAATTCAAATGCACTCCAATAACTTACCTCTAATAATATATCGTGATCAAATAAATTGCGTTGACCAGCCTTGTCTTGTGACATAACTATTGATATAAGGCCGGCACTGGGCCGGTGGCTGTCCCAAAAATTAGCTGTTGTTAGGACCTGCAAGACCAGCCCCCAAATTACTTAAACCACCTGGACGGCGTAATAAGGATTTGGTCTGACCTGTAATTTCATTTAGATCAATTCTAGTTGAACTAGGATTAATTATATCATCTCCTATTTCAGAACTGATACTACGCTTTATTGCATTAGGCTGACTTTTAGCTGCACTGATAGTTTCTTTTAGCCATGCATTACAGCCAGAACATCTCCACATAACAGTGTTAAGTGCTGATATGTACCTGCCACTGCCAGCGTCAAGGCTAACCATGTGGACTTGTTCTTGAGTAAAAAGTTTGCCACTACATGTTCCACATGCAGCAACATCAATCGGATTTTCTCTCATAATCACCTCTGTTATTTTTTTGATATTGGTTTTTACGATACCATCTGGTAAAACCATCAACAATAGATACTAGGATTGTATTAACCAACCCATAAGGATTGGTACTGTCATATTTCCAACTTGGCTTCATCTAAAGCATTTCTCCTTGTAGGGACATTGAAATGTACAATTCATAATAGGCATGTTTACCTTAGCAGCTATTGAATCCATAGCCCAGGTTATATTTCTTATTAACTCTTGGTTACACAAAGTACTTGAATCAAGGGTTGCCTTTTCTAAACGCCCGTTAAATCTAAAATTTAACATTTTAATATTGGCCTTTTGTAAAGTTGAAGCAGCAAGTAATCTAGCACGATATGTATAGTTTGTAATCGTATCATGGTTAGAATTATCATCACTAACATTGCTTACAACCAAGTTTTCTTTTTCGTCAATTAAAATGACTTCTGGTATGGATACTAAAACATTTTCTTTAAACTGCAATCGGAACGGCTGGCCTACAACAAGTGGTTCCAAAGAAGTATTGACATACCATTGCCAATAGTCAATATATGCTTGTAAATGTTTGGTAATGTAATCTCGAATCTCTTTGGTACTTAGGGTATTCTCAATACCCCAGGAGGTTACTGCCTGGCCCCATTTGTGCTTGGCAGCCTTAAGTGTTGCTTTGTTACCAGTTCGTAGCTGTTGGGCCCACAACCATCGGGTCGCGGTCGTAATCGGCCTGGGGCTATCCAATGGAACAATAGATAGCGATTCATTTTGCGTAGCAAACCATAATCTTGCACTGCATCGTTGAAATTCGGCCAGTTGCCATTCTTTAACCAACATAGGTGTCCTGAACAGGGATAGTACACATCGTCTGGCATGACATACGACGGATCCCTAGCGGTAACTATGATTTTTCCTGCATGCATTGTTAATCTAATGGATTCCAAGATCCCCAAGAAAAATGTTTAGGTGTTACAGAATACTTTCTTTTAGCATTGGGGCTAGAGCACTTGGGACATTCCACAGGAAGATCCTTGTCTGCTAGCTTTCTAGTAACCTCATAAAGGAACTTACATTCCTTACATGTGTATTCGTAAATCATTAATACTTAAATGATGCAGTAAAGCGATATTCTCCTGGAGAACTTTTACCAGGCCTAATGTCAGCTACAATTTCTTGTCCTATGGTTAGAACCTTATCAATAACAACAGTATAAGATTGATGGGTTTTGCGAGCTAAGTCTTTGGCCGCATTAATAGCAGCCATTTGGCGACTAAAGTGCGTGGGAGCTGTAGCTAGTTCCTCAGTCTCAGGGTCTTGAACCATGAGTAAGCCTTCGGTTTCTTCATTAAAGATTACTGTTTCTGAGTGTAACCTGCTGATTACTTTGTATGCGGTAGTGAATTTTCGTGCACCTCGTTGAGGAAAGTTATCAGTATGAACGCGTTTAGCTCTTCGGGGCTGCCTAATCGTTTGAACCATAATAGGTGTTGCACGATCTAGGGCCTCTTGTCCATAGTTAATACCTTCTGCATTGAATTCTTCATTATTAGTTAGCCAATCGACCAAAGCTTCGTTTTGATCATACCCGTAGCCAAAGCCACTACGACTAACTGCACTATCAGTTACTGATGATATACCATTATCAGGCATTGAATTGTCTCCTTGATTATATTGTGTATAAATACTATTCATGTGGGTTGCACCAATAAGCCTTAGGAATGGTACATTAATTTGGTAAAGAAAAGTAATGTCTTGGTTAACATAAAAATTATATTGTTGAACTAAGAGTAATACTAAGGCCCACACCTCCCAAAGGGGGAGGGGCAGAGCCTATGTCGGAAGAGAACGCTTCGTCTGGGATTAACATAGTTCCAGTAATCCCGGCTCCCAAGTATAAGTCATCAAGTAAAGGGAGCGGCTCACCAATATTAATAAGTACTGGATCAAGACCAATGCCTAAATACATTCTGCTTGGAGCCAGGGGAGTACTTAAGGCAGTGCCCAGTTCGCCTCTGATGTTGAGGAATCGTAAACTGTTATCGCTCCTTGTTCTGCCATAAGCAAATAAACTAATAGCAGCATTAGCTGATATTGTTGCCTGCTTGTTAACAAAGTCTCCTCCCACCCCTACTCCAACATTAAGATGAGGGGCGGCAAAGAACTGCTTGCTCTTAGGAACTTCATAATTCAGTTCCGAATGGCTAATATCCAAGGTTACTATATTCTCAGGTTCAGCCTCACTCATCAAAGTTATTTGTGTATGGGCCGTTTGTTGGTCTGTAGTGCTTTTACTAATGATCGTAGTGGAGTCGAATATAAGATTATAGGTTGTTCCGGTGAATCTTCCTTCGGTTCGATTGATATTGTGTGAAGCCACCAATACGCCTCCTGGGGTTCGATATTCCAAATCGTTTGGCAACCACTCCAAGCTAAGGCGTTTGTCGTCGTTAAGATTATCCGGCGCATCAATAATCTCCGAGTTCCTACCTCCAGTATTCCCAGTAACATAGGTAATGCTAGTTGGTCTGGCTCCTAGCTTAGCCAAGTCTTCTTGTAAGGTTTTATTATCAATGATGAGCTGTGATATGGAAGTTTGTAACTCTTTGGCGTTAACTTGATTTGATTCAGCTCTGGCTAAGGAGGTGGATAGTTGTTCATATTGAGCTGTAAGAGCTTGGAACTGAGAGTTTAACTTCCCCATAGTACGAGCATGAATGAAATGAATTCCCCAGCCTATGGCTAAAACAAAAACCAAACTAAGTAACAAGCCAGGAGCAAACAAACGAATAAAACCAGAGGGTCGGCGATTATTATCATTACCACTGGTCATCGCTAACATCCTCCTCTTCTTCAGCTTCGTTTAAGTACCTAGTTCTTTCTAGCTTGACTGTTTCATTCTTTACTGGAACAAATGCCGAAGACGCTGGATAGAAGTCAAAGGACATTACTCCCTTGAACCCATTAAACTTGGTCTTACCTACATTCATTAAAATTCGTGGCAAATGATCACTTTTTCCTGGTGTTACGTGGAATGTATCATATAAATTAGGTCGAGAGTGCATATCATTATATAGGTGTCCAATAAAACTTGCCAAATACTTTAATGCTCTGGTTTCGGCAATCATGTTGTTATCAGGCATCATCTTTCTGATGTCTTTACTCTCGTGTTGATTACCTTTTCTATACTCTACTGTTGCAAACATCATACACTGATAGCGATTTACTATTGCTTTTTGTGCATTAGCTATGCGTTTATATCGCTCTGATCGGTCATCCATATAACCAAAATCGCCTAAGTTATGAGTATTATCAACTGAAATAATAATACGACGATTAGGATGTCTTTGGCGATAATACCTTACTACAGATTCTAAATAGCTTAGGGTATTACCTTCTCGAGCGTCTTTCATCACTAAATTTTCACTTTGAGCAAGTTCCTTAATTAAATCATACGCCTGATCTCTTCTGTTTGCAAGTAATTCATCTTGGATAGTTCTAGGGTTACGCACATGCCCAATGGTAAGAGGATCCTTTACCTGATAGCCTCCCTGTAAAATACAATCTGCACTAGTAATTAACTTGGGCAGTATTTGTTGTCCTGTGTCATCAATACTAAATATAATTAAGATTGAGTCATTAAGATCGTGTGCACAAACATTCATTCCTAGATAACTTAGAAAAGAACTTTTACCTGTGTTCTCCTCTCCACCAAGCAGGAATAAAGTTCCAGCACTGTAGTCATCTCCTCCAGACCACTTCTCTTGAAGAAGCGGCATTAAGGGTATCTCAAAGCCCACAGGAAGATCTTCGTTAGAACGTCTAACTTCTTCTCGCTCTTGAACATCAATCATAGTTAAGAAGCTGCTGTTAGTTACCGAATCTTTGGAGTGATTTTTACTCACCCTCTCTAGCTCCTGTACAGCCTGATGGCTAGCTGTTAGGGCACTTGAAGGATCTTTGTCAATGTCTAACGATAAGCGCTTAATAATAGCGTTCTGAGCCTGCCTACGTTCTTCTAAACTGATGTTGGTTTGCTTCTCAACTTCAAGTTCAATAGCGTGAACGCTAACCTCAGTTATTTTAGATAATTCACGTGCTTGAATTTCTCTATTAATAGCATTAGGTTCAGTAGCAATGACTCCCACCATAAGATTGGCGAGCTCGCTTCCGATAACGCCTTCTTCTGTTTTGCGGATCATGGTCCATGAAAAGCAAGTTTGCTGTTCAAGATCTAAGAAAGAATCTAGTTCATGTTTTCTTATATAACTGTCAGGATCGCATTCTTGTGGATCAGCATTTGCAGGATTAACAATTTTTATCCCAAGCTCGGTAATGTTGTTCTTACTAGCTACACTAATTGCTTTATCGGTTGCTGCCTTGCCAGCAATGTCGAAATCAAACGCCAGCACTACCGACTGCCATCCAAGCTTCTTTACTAAAAGAAGTTGTTCACTTGTCACTGCGGTACCGCAAGTGCAAGCTACATGCTTATACCCCTGGGTGGACATAGTGATAACATCCCCATAGCCCTCAACCAAATATAGGGGCTTTTTCTTTCCCCTGTTGGCGATATGAATCCCATACAATACTTCACCCTTGGTGTAGATACGGCTTGTAGGGCTATTTAGAAATTTAGGACCTTGATCAAATCCTCGGGATGCAAAAGCAATACATCTTCCATGGGGGTCATAGATTGTAAAAACTAATCTACCTTCGTCTATGACTTGGGGTACTCCGTCGTCATTTCCTAGGCTGATTAATCCTATTTCGTTTAAATAAGATAGGCTATAGCCAATCTTTTCCATGTAGGCAATTAAGCCATCTCGTGAGCCCACGCCCACACCCATGTCTGCTAAATCTATTTTATTCCATTCACGTACGGTGATGTATTGGTCTATATCGTCAGACCACGTTCCCTCACTAGCGCTAGCTACATAGTCTGCGGCACACCTCATGGCTCGGTATGTTGCGTATAGTTCTTTTTCTTCTTCCGTCAGATCTGTTTGACTTACGGGTACATTATAACGTGTGGCTAATTCCTTCACGCTTATGTTAAAAAATTCAGCTCCCGAAGAAGGCATTCCTTCATTCCAGTTAGCTAGTGTGAATATGTCAAAATTAGCACCACAGCTAAAACATTTACCTTCGGTATAGTCTTCATGAGGGTTAAGGCATGCGCTAGGATGATTGTCGTTATGGTCAGGACTGGGGCAAAGAAACTTAGATTTACCAGGAGGCTTGCTAATAATAGACTCAACATATTCTGGTAACCTAAGCTTTAATTTATTTATGACTTGGTCAAGGTTATCAATCCTCATGGGGTTCCTCTGGTTGGACTACGATGTATCCGGTGCCGCTGGCATTTTGGTTAGGGAGAACGTGGTAAGTACTTCTGCTCCAGCTAACAGGGATTAATCCATTAGCAGTAGGAGTTTGATAAGTAACAAACTCCCACCGTATGGTGTTATTGTAAAGTAGGGATGGGGTATCAAAAGTGATACCTATAGATTCTATTGAGTTCTCGACTGATACTGCAGGTCCACCCAGTCCTGGCCAAGGCCATAACTCGATTGTGTGGAATTCAGCGAGCCACTCTATATGAATCGTGCTCGAAGTGTTCAGTACTAAACTCATGTAATATTAAATCGCCGTTGGGTGCACTGAGCTTGTGAACTAAGCCAGGTGTGATTAAAAAGGAATCGCCCTTATCAAGAACTTCGGTTCGAGTCTTAGCATCTTCCCACAAATCAAGCTGAAGTTGTCCATGAACAACATATAAAGTTTCTGTTTTCTCTATGTGAAAATGCTGAGAAGACGCTTTACCATGGTACATGAAGAGTTGTTTACCACAATATAGGGGGGTGTTGGCAAGCCATATTTCCCAGCCCCAAGTTTTGTCTACTTTGAATTGTTCATCTTTTCTAACTAGCCTTGGGTCAGTCGATCTCATTATAAGTATTCCGTATTGTTTTAATTAGCCCATTTATTATCTTTATTGTTTGGGCTGGGCTGTTAGTTGAAAATGCCTTAGTAGGCTCGATGGCTTCATACAGCGTTCGGTCATTCCCATCTCCCTCACACTTGTCACCAATAAACCATATTGGCGTGCTAGAAGCAAAATGATTAAGTACATAAGTTTTATCCCATCCAACAGGATAAATATCAAACGAAGTTTGACCACCTTTGACTATGGTAATTGGAATATTCTGAGTCAAGTCTCGAGCCCGCTCAAGTAATCCATTACGAATGTTATATGCCATATCTTGATCAATGAAATATTCTCGATGGGACTCTGCAGCATCTCTACCAACTGGTGACCAGTTTAACAAAGAGTTACGATACTCAAAAAAGGTTCCCACCACAGGAATAAAATCATATGTATCAATAAAATCTGTCTGTTGGTGAATAAGAATACGGATAAGCTGTTGATACGCAGACTCCCCCAAAGTGCTATACATGTTGGTGCAAAAAACAGATTCAAACTTCCTCAGCTCAGGGTCCCAATAGCAATGTTGAGTTCCATTACAAGGAAAATATAATAGATCTTCTGCTAAGGTTTGGTACTGGGGATGTAGAAAAGGTGAGCACTGTTGTTGTATGGAACTGAGGCTACTGCCTGTCACAATACCAACTGTAGCCACTTGTCGAAGGCTATTAATAGCTTTAATCATATTAGATTTAATAGGCTGTCGGGGAGGAGTCAGTGTTCCGTCCATGTCGAACAGCACCACAGGGCTAGACTCATCTCCTAAATATTGAGTTTGATTATTCACACACTCCCCCTTGAAGGCATATAACAGCCAGGGTAATGAACAGAATGAGAACTATAAGTAATCCCTTCTGTAATAGCTGTATCAACTGCACATCCTTCGGCTATGAGGCTAGAAAATACACTAAGAAATACATCACCTGCTCCAATTGTATCAACTGCTTCACGAGAAGTAGGAACTGGGAACGGGAATGTCTTTCTATTAGCATAAAGAAGAACTTTTTCGCTAGATGTGACTATAGTATTTGTTTGGAGTAGTTGAGCAGGCAAGCTTTGAAATTCTTCAGAATTCATTTTCCAATAATTAATCATTGGAATATTCCATAAGGAATTTGGGCTATCAACAATGATAAGTGTATCTTGGGAAATGATATTTTCCAATAGAGCAATATACAAAGCTTCTTGGAGTATACTCATAGCGCCAGGAGAGCGGTGATCATCCCATATAACTATGAGGCCTGGCCTGGTTTCAAGGACTGGTAGTAGCTCTTCAATAGACCACAGCTTAATAGCTGGAAGATTGTCTACAGTAAAAACATTACGTGAATACCTTTCATCAATATGTCTTAGGATAGTTGATTCGGTAGTTGGAAACAGTGCGACAGAAACTTGGGTAAAGGCGCGAATGGAATCAGCAACAAAATGTGCTCCTCCAAAAATAATACGATGCTTTAAGTTTGGTCTAAATTTAGGAACCGGGTCTTCATTAGCAATCCCCACAACCTTACCTTGGATATAAATATCCTCAATAACATCTCCTATAACCAGGACTGAATTAAGAATTGAATGGGTCTTCCAGGGCTTCTTGGAGGTCTTGTATTAGACTACGAAGTTCACAGTCAGAAGTGTGGGATTCTTGCTCTCCACATATGAGACATATGGATTCGTTATTGTATAGCATTTCGTCAATGATTTCTAAGCCACGAAGAATTAAAGCTTGCATAATTATTTTATAGGAGTTTTGGGAATGCTATTCCAAGGAACCATAGTCATTTCTTTTGAGCCAGTCTCGTAATCTTGGCTAAAAGCAAATAAAGCATTACTGTTTTTATATTTCCTTAATTGATACCACACACCAAATTGTTTTTTAGGAATGGAGTAAAAATATCCACTAGGAAGACTTTTAGCCCAAATTTGGATTTCTTTCCATGTTCTTTTTACCGGCAAGACAGCTTCTTCAGGGAGATCGTGTTCAGACATAGTTTAATTCCTTATTAAAATATTTTTGCCAGGCTTCAGTAGACAATGATGTGTGATTATACAAAAAATCAAATACACCATGATAAAGATCTTTATCTAAATCATAATCAATCATGTAGGTATTGAGTACATTTGCACTTTCACCAGCCTTGATGTCGGAAATTGAATCTCCAAACATGGCTGACTTAGTTAGATCAATATTGTAATCATGCGCAGCTTGTTGTAGCATTCCTGGGTTTGGCTTACGCCAGGGGTGGTTTTTTTCTGAAGAGTAGCAATGATACCAATGTTCGGCATCAATTAAATATCCAGTCTCGTTAAGAATCCTCAGCCTAAGCGAACGCTCAAAATGTAAGACATCTTTTTCAACAAAGTATCCCTTGCCTACTCCTGATTGATTACTTACAACAATACAGGTTACTTCTGGAAAACAATTCAATAAACGAAATGTTTCTATTACAGTAGGAGCTAGATACAGGTCCTCTACGAGGTGTGGATAATGAGTATTAACATTAAGAACACCATCTCTATCAAAAAATAAAGCCACCCCTGACATAATAAACCTACTTAATGATCAAGGTATATTTACCATTGTCATTAACTTCGGCTCGAATTTGAAAAACATTTCTAGTAAAACCAGAAAGTTTTTCAGCCTGTATATATATACTGCCATCATTCTTAACATGAGCAGAGTAAGGCTTAATCCCCTTACTTCCAACAATCAGCACAGTTGCACCTGGTGCTTTATGAAGCCACTTTGATACAAACGATTTGGGAACTCTCAAGCCTCCGCCCATTGTGCGGTTTAGAGAGATGTAATTCTTGGTTTCCCCCTGAGCAGATGTGTAGGCGGCAATTTGCTTTCTTAATGCAGCAGCCTTCACCCCAGCGGAGGAGCGATTAGAAACCTTTGTGTGTGTCGGTGGCTGATATTGTTTAGTTCCTTCGGGGAGGTTTTGGTACCAATTCTCATACCACACTCCCTGGGGAGCACCAACCGTATCGCTATCCTCATCAGTTTGAGGAGGTGTTATGGTTGGAATGCACTCAATCACTTGTTGGGTAATGTCTTCAGCCAAACTATAAGGATCTGCTTGGTTTAAATAACTTTGATAATCATTTTCAAAATTGCCAATATCTTGGCTCATTAAGAAATTAATAAGATCTTCTTGTGTTTTAATCATATACATTTTTCCTGGTGGTAAATACCGAGATAAAAATACATCTGAAATAATATCAGGAGTTGTTAAAGCAATAAAATTTCCATCAAAGGCTAAAGCCTTTTCTTTAAAAATAACTTTGCTAAGGATTATAGCCTGCTTTTGTTGAGTATCAAAAATACGAGCAGCATTTTCAACAGTACAAATAGGAGGAGACTTTCTTTTGGATTTATAGTATTTAACTATACGATGAATAATTTTTTGTTTTGATTGCCATGTTAATTGGTAGAATTTTACATTACCAATATTAATAATCAGGACTGATTTAGTCATAATTGCTAATCCCAATCGGGTCTGATATTCAAACCTACAGGAAATCTAGGAAGATTATCCAGGGTGCGTCCTTGGAACTTGACTGTTAGTTGCTGACCAATGTACTCATCGAGCTTGGTCCACATGTTTTTACGTACTTCGTCGGTTCCTGTAGGTCTGACATCAAACTCTAGGCTATCTTCATTGATGCAAGTAAAGATGACTTGTCCTTTGGCACGACCAACTCCTTCTTTACCACCAGTGATGGTAAACTCGGCATCTTCAAATCTTTTTACTTTTTGAAGATCATATGATCGATGCTTAAATTTATAAGGTCCATCAGCATTACGAACGACAATACCTTCAAAGCCTAGAGAAACATATTTCTCTTCATAACTATTTAATTCATCTAAATTTGCAGTGAGGTGGGTTGGGACGATCTTAATAGCTTCACCGAGTATGGACTCATTGCGCTGAATAAAGCGGCCTTCAAAACCCATTGAGGATCGGGCTGGGACATCGTAGATGTGATATTCGAGTAGATCAGTATCGTCTCTATACTTTTTAACTGCTCGTATAATTCGCTGAAAGTCCCACCCATGTACATAAAGTTCTCCATCAAGACATTGTCCTTCGAGTAATGTTTTAGTTAATTGATCTTTTATTAAGGATGGAGTATCGAACACCTTGCCTGACCGACTCCACAAAACAACATCGCCATTAAGCTTTTTAGCTAAGCATCTAACCCCGTCCAGTTTAGGCTGGACATAAGCGGGGTATTTTATTTTACTAGCGTGTTTATCAAACCTGTGAGCTAGCATAGGGAGGAAAATGCTATCCTTAGATTTGTTTGCGGATGCGAGGTCTAGAGCATAGCCTTTATCGAGTTTCTTTTTCCACAAGCTTTTTGCTTCTTTGAGCGCTTGATTGAATGGGGTAGTTTCATTGGTTTTTCCAATGTTCTTACCAGCTGTGTAGTGGGTAACATCTACTTGCTTTTTTCCATCTAGATACCCGTGTTCTATGCGATTGTAAACTTCGCCTGTCGGTTCAGCTACAGTGCCGATACTCCAAGTCTTGGTTTTCCCTTTTACCGATACTCCAAAAAGAGTAGGAAGGTTAGACAGTTTAGTTGTCTCAACTGTTAGATTTAATTCATGTTCCGGCATCAGATAACTCTTCTTCTGGACATGAGGTGTCGTCTAGTTCATCAGATAAAACATCCTTAAGAGAAGGAGGGGGCACTACTTCTTCCCAAGGCTGTCCGGCATTGTCGTAACACATTCCCTGAAAGGAACAGTAACTACATTGCCAATCTCCTTTTGTTGGACGCTTAACCCGTCTAACCTTCTTACCTTGTGCATGATCTTGCTCTCTTTCCCAATACTTGGTCCAGTTTGCTGTATCACCTCGAGCGAGCTTGTTATTAGCTAACAGCTCATTCATTTTCTCATCATTAAAAATTAAATCATAATCACGTGGTGGTAATTTATTCTTGTGTAAGGAGTAAGCTAAGTCTTTATATCGAGACCATATATCATCATATGTAAACTTGGTCCATCGAGATCCGTCAACATAAATGATTCTACGCCCTTCTGTGTCTTCTTTAACCTCAACCTTGAATTCCTCACGTAAGCATTTGTCTCTCATTATGTACAAAATGTAGAAGGCTGGCAATTGCTTTCTAAAACGCCATGCATATATGGCAGTTTGCATTAGGTGATCATCTTTGGGCTCTCCCTTGATCCCTCGCCTTCTCATCCCTGGTGTACCCATAATGGCTGATTCAGCATGGTTACCACTAACTGATTTAATTTCTATTCCTACATTGTTCCCTTGTTTATCTTCAAAAATAGCATCCAATTCGCCTCTTACCTGATAGTCCCAGCCGACAGGAACAGTGAATTTAGTATGGCCATCAACAAAAATCCTTGCGATTTTGGCTTGCTCAATAAGAGCAGACTCAAACATGTTACCTGCTTTAAAAATCCATTGGACTCTGGGGCCAATCTTTTCTTGAGTAACGGTAATAAGTTCTCCATCAACTCCGTAAACCTGAGAGCCTACAGCACCCTTATAGCGAAGGAACGCTGCTCGCATGCACTTGCCGTAGGTGATTCCCCCTACGCTTGCTCCTGCTTCACTTGGATACAGGTTGACAGGATAATCACCATCAACTACACCATCTGCACTGATAGCGTCATCCAATTTATCAAAAATTTGGCCCATATAATTCTATCCTATATCTCAAGATTATCGACAGCTGCGCTGGTTTCTTTATTCTCTTTATTGGATTCTTCTATAGTCTTTTGAAATTCATAAACCTGAGCTTGAACAGCAAGATTAAAGTCTTCTTCAGTAATAATTTCTCTATCAATAAGAAGCCGAACAAGGCCTGTTATGTTTATCAATAGCCTGGTTACATCATTTCCCATTGCACCTATTAAGTCCATGGTCTTTTCATCAACAATGTTAATGAATTCCATAAGCTTGGTGTTGGAAATGAGGTCGGGCGGCGCTTCGTCAGTCGCTGCTTTTTCTGTTAGGCGATTTAAAAACTTGATCGCATCAGTTTGTTTTCCTGTAATGTTTTGTTCAGCCATGATTATATTCCTTCATTACTGGGGGGCCATTGAACGCCACAGTATTCGAGCTTGGTATCTTTAAAAGAAGTATTTCCGTTTTCGTCTTGCCACACTTCGGCAAAGCCGTTTACCTGACTTCTGTATCGGAGGCCATCATCCCATTGATAATCCATAAGAGCAGTAAGACAGCCTTGCTCCATTAACAATTTTCCTTCATACACATATCGTGCTTGCTGGTGGGTATGGCCCATGACAATGCAGTCAAAGTCAACATGTCCTACCTCTTGAAACCACTTGTAGGCCCTTAGGATTGTTCCTCCAGGAACTCGCGAGAATACCTTGGGGTGACAGAAGATAGTTTTGCCTATGCAAGTGTACCAGGGAATGAAGGGATCATAATAAACATTATCAAACTCATATTGACCTACAAGTTCAGCGTCTTCATTGTATATATCACCGCGAGCAATTCTGGTAAATAAGTCATCTCCCAAAGGAGTGTCGAGATCCACGCCCAAAGCCGTATTAAAGTTGCCGCTAAAACGTTTTTCATGATTACCTCGAACTAATCTAATTTCCGGAAAATGAGGGACTAGTCCACGTACAAATTCTACAACGATATCGTACTCTCGCATTAGGGGAACTTTTTTCTTCTTCTTAAAGCTACTAACTGCATAGCAATCGAATATGTCACCATTCAGAACTAATATGTCAGCTCCTTTGGCATAATCAACTGCAGCTTCTAGAATATCATCTCGCTGAAAAGGAAAGTGAATATCACTTAAAGATACTATTCGTTTAACTGGCTTAGCAAAGCCTACCTCTTGATCCAAAACATTATCTTTGAATTCTTTACTTACTTCTAAAATTCTTGACCAATTAACATTATCTTCGATAGCCTGAGCTTTCTTTTTAGAGGCAGACTTCTTAATAGTAGCTGACATGTCATAGCTTAACTTAAGCCGTCGACATCTCCGCTCAATAGCACCTTCAGATCGTTCATAATTCTTAGTTTTTAATAAAGCATGAAGCTCTCTAATAGTTTTATTGGAGCGATTCTTAATTAATATTTGATCTTCAGCTTTAGTCCAAAATGTAAAAGACTTTTTCATTAGTGTTCCTCTATTACAGACGATCTTCTATTTGAACAACCCTAATCTTTTCAGCAATAAGCTTAATAGGTGTTGTTGAAGTATCCTCTGCTCTGTACATAACCCTGACTACTTGTCCTGGAGGCAGGCCGGTTTTAAAATATTTGTATTGGTTAGCAAAAACTACAACTTCAGCTACTCCAGTAGCATCTTCAATTGTTAGGAAAGCCATTTTACCTGACCGGCTTTTCCATTCTTTGTTGTTTAAAACAACACCATTAATAATTCCTGTTCCTGTATTTATAATTTCATTAATATAGGTAGTCATATTATTAGCGGTGATGAAGTCAGTAGGGTGCATGGATAAATAATATCCTAGTACTTCTTTTTCCATAGATAACAAATCTAAAGTAATAGGCATATTAACCTCGACTCTAGATATTATTTCTAGTTCTGGTTTTTCTGGTCTCTTTAATAGTCTAATTCTTCTTAGGCTAGTTCTTTCAGTTTTGAGACTATCAAAGCTATCTTGATCAGTAGAATCTTTGGCAGTTTTGTTTTTGACTCGCATTGGAATTTTAGACATGAGGTCTTCTATCTTGCTAAGTCTTTTTTGATTAATAGTTACCTCTTTTTCACGCTGATCACATTCAATTTGTTTATTTCTATAAGAAGCTAGCTTCTGATAGTGCTTGTTAACATCTTCTAAGTTATCAAGTAAAATTTGACGTCCATAGCCTAGTTCATCAAAAGCACCAGCTAAAATAAGAGCCTCAACTCCTCTTTTATTAAGCTTTCGCCCATCTACTCGAGCCATAAAGCCTTCAAAAGAATCAAAGTCCTTAGTTCTGCGAGCATTTAAGATAGCAGTAACAGCTGCCTTCCCTAGGCCTTTGATTGAGTCTAGTCCAAAAACAATAGCACTAGTGTCAGTAAAAGAAAAGCCCTTAATAGATGTGTTTATGCTGGGGCCCAATACGGTAACCCCTAACGCTTTGCTTTCAGCAATGTAGGATGAGACCTTATTTAAATCGTCTTCACAAGACATCAAGGCGGCCATGAATTCGCCTGGGTAATAACTTTTTAGCCATGCTTCTTGATAGCTCAAGATCGAATATGCCAGGCTATGAGATTTATTAAAGCAATAGTCTGCAAATCTTTCTATGTCTTCCCAGAGCGATTCAATCGCTTGTTCATTATAATCTTTTTGAATACCACCTTGAACAAAATTATCTTTTAATTTTGCCATTGCTTCTCGGCTCTTTTTACCGATGGCTTTTCTTAAATTGTCTGCCTCTTCTAAAGAGAAGCCGCCAATAACTACTGCAATTTGCATGACTTGTTCTTGATAAGCCATTACTCCATGTGATTCGTGTAGAATTTCTGTAAGTTTATGCTGTAATTTAAGGTCTCCAGCGCTGTTGTAAGCCACTCCGTTATTCTTATTTTCGATGTATTGGTCGACGAGACCGGCATCCAGGGGTCCTGGTCGGCCCAAAGCATTGATAACGCTAAGTTCGCTAATATTCCTAGGCTGCACTCGTACTGTGATTTGACGTAGGGATCCCTCAAGCTGGAATACTCCGCAGAGCTTGCCTTCGCAGAGCAAGTCAAACACTTGTGGGTCTTGGTAGTCAATTTCATCAAAATCAATATCTCTATTATATCTAACTTTAACGAACTTCAAACACTGGGCAACTACATCTAAATTCTTTAGTCCAAGGAAATCGAATTTAAAATATCCAAGTTGCTCCATCTCT